CGATGCTTGAACTGCCCTTGCCGCGAGCGCTTCAATCGGTCGGACTGGCGTGGTTGCGCCACCAGTGGTTGCGCCACCAGTGGTTGCGCCACCAGTGGTTGCGCCACCAGTGGTTGCGCCACCAGTCGTACCGCCGCCGCCACCCGTGCCTGATACATCCGCGGGCTTGATTGGCAGTCCAGCCAAAGCGGCATCAAACTCACCTTTGATGCGAGCCAGAACCGCCTTCAACTGGTCAATGGTCGCATCGGCGATTTCCTCCTCCAACTTCTCAATCTTGTCCTTGATACCCTCCACAATCTTCTTCGCCAACTCAAAACCAGCCTTGTAGAAAGTGTCGTTGAGGAAGGTTCCGAGGTTTTCCGCTTGTCCTCGGAGCGACGACTCAAACTCGTTCATTTGTTTGATGGTCTCACCGCCGCCCAACTCAATCGCCGCCGCAATCTTGCTTCCCGCCTCCAAACCAGCCTCCAACACCATGCGAATGTTGTTCGGCGACAACCCCATAGCAATCAAGCGCTTCACCGTCTCCGCAAACTTGGAGGCGTCATTGGCGCGTTCAGCCAACGCCTTCATAAAGTCGGCGCCGACCTCATCACCAATCTTGAAGAACGCCTTACCCGCCGAGGCACCAGCCTTGTCCGCCAAGTCCGACAAATCCTTGAACATTTTGTTCACTTCGGGAATCGCATCGGTGGCGCCCGTCAACAACTCGGTCGCGAACTTGCCGCCAGTTTCCGCCCCCATCGCCAACAACTGGTCAACACCCTCCCTCGTCAAACCTTTGGCGACCAACTCTTGCAACTGGGATGAAAAGTTGATGGCGTTCTTGTACTGCTCGCGCAGACGGTCCATCATTGACTTCTGTTGTTTTTGTGTTTCGTTGGCTTTCGCCGTCGCATCAGCCAACTGGTTCTGCGCCTCGGTCACTTTCTCCAGTTGCTTAGCCGCCTCTTCGTAGGCTTCACGGCGGGCTTTCCTGCCCATCGTCGCCTCCGCTTTCCTGACAAGAGCGTCGTAAGCCGCCTGTTCCTCGTTGACCTTCGCCTGCGCCTCAGCCGTGTTCTCGTTCGCCTGACGGATGGCGTCCTGCATCTGTTCGTAACCCGACAGAGCGTTGCTGAACGACATCGTATCCCGCACGCTGTCCGCAACACCCTTGGAGTAGTCAGCCAAATCCTGTTTCATCTGTCTTATCGGTTCGTTCGCCTTCTCCGCGGCGGCTTCCGCTTGACTGAAAGCGTCGGTCAACGAATACGAACCGTAGATGGCGCTCTTCGCGGCGTCCGCCATGCCCTTCATCGCATCGGAGTACTCCTCCATCCGCTCCGTAGCCTTCGCGAGCGCCTTCTCCGCAACCTCCATGATTTTCTTGCGAAGTTTCTCCTTCTCCTTCTCCAACTTTGACGCCCCCTTGCTCGCCCCATCCGTTTTCGTGTTGAACTTGTCAAAAGCGTTCGCGCCAGTGATTGCCCCGTTCTTGGCGCCTTCAAGCACCTTTATCGCGCCCTGCATCCGAGTGATAAACGCCTGTGCCTTTCGGGCATCCTCATTGTCGCCACCGATTCCTTGCTTGAACAACGCCAACGCTGTCGTTGCCGTCATAATCTTTTGCTTGAAATCCTCTATGTCGGCGTCTATCTGGACGGTGATTTTGTCCAATCCCGCTAGGATGCCCAGCGAATACAGCAGGGCATCCACCTGTTGCGTCTCATAACCCGCCGCTTTGGCGCCCTCATAGAACTGTGCTACCGCCGACTTCTGATACTTCGCCACATCGGCGGTGTTCCCGCCAAGGGTGAGGATGGCGGCGGAGTTTTCCTTCAACTGATTGTAGAGCGTCATGCCCGCCTTGGCGAAGGCGTCGGTGTTGCCTGTGGTGTTTTTCAATCCCTCCGCCAACTCGGTCGTCTGCTCGCGAATCTTCTGGAACTCAGCCAGTTTCTTGTTCTTGTCGTCCTGACCGCCGTAGAACTTGTCCGCGAACGCCTCCGCTTTGACGATGTTGTCGTCGGTCGCATCACGCAATCCGTTGAGGGCGGTAACCAGAGAGAGCACCGACAGTTTTTGCTTGTCAATCGCTGGCTTCAACTTCTCTTGCGCCGCTTTTTGTGCCAAAACCTCAATGTTTAGTTTCTTGTACTTGTTGGCGAAGATGTCCATGACCATCTGCGCCTCGTCCATGTTGTCAATACCGTCAGCCAACGCCGCGTTCTTTTCCATTTCGGCGTAGGTGTAATCCTTCGCCTTTTTCCCTAACTTGTCCTGACCAGCCATCGTGTCTATCAACCCGAGTACATAGGCGCCTGGGTCGGTTTGTTTCATCAAGTCGTTGACTTGTTTGAGACTTTCAACGAACTGAAGTTGTTGGTCGTTGAAACCCGCCATGTCGCGGGTAAGTTCGTCGTTGATGAAGAATCCGCCTTGGTTTTCGGCGATAGTCAGCAAAGCCTGTAACTGGTCTGCGTTGAAGTTGAGTCCTGAAGCCTTCGCCGCCTCTATGTTGAACTTGGAGATGGCTTTCTTGCCGCCGTCAAATGCCTTGAACGCCGAGGTCGCATCGGCTCCGATGACATTGAGTGCCGTCCCTAGTTCGTCGGCGGCGTCGGAGCCAGAGGTAAGTGCGCCTTTTAGGTCACGCTGACCCTGAACGAACTCGTTGATTTCTGTTGTGTTGCCCTTCAGCGCATAGATTTGGTCTTTGACCGCCTGTGTCAAATCCCTCGTGCGTTCCGCCGTTGCTTTTGTTTCTTTGCGCCACGCCATGAAGAGTTCAATGCCCGCATAGACCGCGAGCAACGGCAACATGGAGGTCATCAGGCTGACGACCGCGGCTTTTACGGCGGTGAGACTCGCCCTCAACGCAAACAGCGCCGCTCTGAACGAACCAATCGCCGCCCCACCCTGCGAAACCGTGAGACTGTACGCCTTCTGCTCTGCGATAGCCATTTTCACCGCGACACTCATCGCCTTGAAACTTGCGACCAGAGCCATCACCCTTTGACTTCCCAAGAGTGCACCCATCACAAAGTTCTTTATCAACAACAATCCGACCACCATCAACAGGGGTTTGAGGTATGTCAAAGACGCCGCGATGACCTGCAATGCGGACGCCAAACCGCCCAAGACAGTTGTGATGACTGGACCGAACGCATCAAGCAAGCCCGTCCCCAAGTCGGTTAGTTGGGCAATCGTGTCGGCGAGCGCCTTAGCGAAAAGTATCACTGCTGGAATCATCGGTTTCAACGAGGCGACGATGTTCGTCAAAGCCTCCCGCAACTCTGGCGACATCGCCGCCAATAGGGCTATTGCGGTCAATGGACCGCTCAACTTTGTTGCGAACGCGCCAATCAACGGCAAGTTCCCAAGCAACTTCTTGCCTGCGAACGCCGCCAACCCGCCACCCACGGCGGTCACAATAGGAATGAACTTCTTGAACGACGCCGCAATCTGGTCAACGGACTGTTTGCCCAAATCCAAATCCTTGAAGAACAAGGCGCCCCTGCGAATCAAATCCGTCAACGGTTGCAACAAGTCCTTCATCGCCACACCCAAACCCTTCAGGATGTTGGCAAACGCACCGCCCTCGCGGACGCTCTTAGAGAACGAGTTGACCAAGTCGTAGACCGCTTTTATCATCGGACCGAAACCTTGGAGCAACGCGGTACCCATCTCCAGTTTGATGTCGTTTTGCAGACGAGCGAAAGAACGCAACACTTTCCCTGGCTCGGTCATCGCCGCCTCGTACAACCCTGCGACTCGGGTACCTTCCTCCATGATGAGGTTGATGGTCGCCTGTTGGCGTTCGGTGGCGGTGAGTTCGGTGGCGTTCTTGCCGAGTTGTTTCGCGTACTTTGAGTAACCCTCGGAGGCGTAACGCGAGATACCAGCAGACTTCAACAAGATGGATGACCCTGTTTGGATGGCGCGAGTCAACAACTCCGCGGTGTCGGTGGAGTTCCTTTGGCTGATGACCGCCAAGTCTTGGGCGACGCGGGCAACACCAGCCGCTTTTGAGAGGTCAAGGTTGTTTTGCGCGAACTTCAGCGCGATGTTTTGCGCGGCATCCATCTCAATGCCGTTCTTGCGGATTGCTTTGGCGGCGTTGTTGATAGCGGTGGCGCCGATACCTGTGGACTTGCCGACCGCCTGAATCGCGACATTCAACTCCGAGACCTTCGCCGCGACTTGGAAGGATTCTTTGCCGTAACGAAGAATCGCATAGCCCGCCGTGCCTGCGGCGACGCCGAGCACGGTCAGAATCTTGGAGGTTGGTTGTAACGCCTTCTGGAAGTGCTGTAACGACGCGGTCGCCGCATGAATCGGGTCAATGAAGTCGCCTGCGTCGGCGATAAGTTTCGCCCTTACTTCAAGTTCGTCAGCCACGGCTACCTGCTAACGGCGACGCTTTGCGGCTTTCTCTGCGTCGTGCGCCTTCAACTTGTAGTACGCCGCCCACTCCACGATTTCCGCAGACGAGATGGGGGCGTGCCCGCCACTGCCGTACAACAGTTCGTGTACGGTGCGACCCAACTTCTCGGCGAGGTCGTACAAGAACCTGCGCTCGGTGTTGATTAGGAGCCTTTTCCCGCCTCATCTACCGCCTTCTCTCCGAAGCCAGACAATCGCATGGCGACTGCCACGATTTTGTCCAAGGCGGCTCCCGACTTGCCCATGACAATGTCCTTGTCTGCGCCATCAAACACTTGTTCACCCGTTTCAGGGTCATAGACACACTGGACGACGATTTCAGGCATCATCTTTCGCATGTCAATGTTGCCGTTGTTGTTGGCGGCATCCTGCGAGATAGCGGCGCGAGCCGCCCCCGACATTCCACGGATTTCAACTTCAACACCCCACTCGTCAATCTTGACGATTTCTCGTTGGGTGTCGTCTACTGCAATAATGCGGTCACGAAGGGACACGGTATTCTCCTATGTTGTTGTGGGTTTTTTAGAAGGTTGTTCGGGTAATCTGCCCCGTCACTTGGAAATCCAGTGACGCGGTCACCACATCTCCGACCGAAGCCGAAACTTCGTAGGAGGTGAGGATGCACTCGCCAGTGTACTTGACTTTGCCAGCCGACGAACCCTCGGGACCGTACTCAAAGGTGAGCGTTGCCGCCTGCCCGACGACTGCCGACAGGGTGGCGTCCGCCGTGGCGTCAAACTTGCCCGAGACGCTGATGGTCGCATCGCTGAGACCAGTGATGTAGGTCTTTGCCGACCCAGCGACACCGAATGTCGTGGTCTCGGCGGTTTCCACATCGCGGGGGAAGCCGATGTCGTCCAAGTATGTTGAATAATCAACGAGCGAACCCGCGGCGTTATCCAACTTGAAAACCGCTGACTTACCGTGTACAAATGCCATGATGGTTGTTTCTCCTTAGCGTCTTGCGAACGCCATTGTGAAGGTGATTGAGCCTGTACCGCTTGCCGTTGTACTGGCTCGCAGGTATCGGTTGACGGTGGTGCCCGTTGCGACGAGGACCCGTTCCGAAGTGGTGACCGTGGTTGCGACGGTCGTGAAAGTGGCAAGGTCGGCAAAGGTCGTGTTGTCCGACGAGTGCTGAACCTTGAAAGTGGTGTTGTTGTTCATCGTGTTTGCGGTGACATGCAGTTGTGCCATACCGCCGTTTGCGGTGGAGGCGCTGTTGTCTTGGGAGGCGCCGTTGGCGCTCGCCGTGACCGCCGCGAGAGCGGTGAGAAGAATCGCATCATCGGCACCGCCGTCAGCCTGCGCGTCATACGAAACCGTGACCACATCACCCACTGGGGCTGAAACCTCATACGAAGTGGTCTTGGCGAGCATGATGTAGGCGATGTTGCCCGCCGTGATGCCCGACTGTGCGAACAGGACGGGGGCGAGCGAGTCGGAGCCGAGCGAGGCGCTCAACGCGACATCCACCGCCAATGCGGCGCCGTCAAACATTCCAGACGCCGACACGGTCGCGTCACGCAAACCCGTGATGTAGGACTTCGCCGAGGAACCGAAAACGGTCGTCTCAGCCGTCTCAACATCCTGAGACACAGAGCCATCGTTGAGGAACGCCGTCAACGGGTGAACGCCGTGGATAATCGCCGCATTTTTGCCGTGAATGAAAGCCATTACTTGTCATCCTTTGCAATCGCATCAACGACCACTGGCTCAGGTTGTGGCTCAGGGTCTTTCGTCTTGGGGTCAACGGGTTCAATGATTGCCTGTTCCCGCAACCATTTGATTGAACGGGGAGGCAAATCCTCAACGACATCGCCGACCTCCGCACGCTTGTTGGGCGGGTAGTCAATCCCTTGTAGAACCTTGTACTTCGGCATGTCGCTCCTGAGTGTCTCGGGCGTGCTCGCATCCCCGACTCTCACCCGACCACGAGGGCACGATGGGCGATGCCGAGGTCACGAGGACACGATGACATCGCCGAGATTACAACCGACACACACCCGCTGAACCCTCAACAGGGGTCTAGTCTTTGATTCCCCAGTGCCCCAATCCGCCGTTATCCAACAAATACTTGGCGACCCGAAGGTTGCAATCCAACTCCGTCAACAGTTCAATCCCCCCGCCACAAATCTGTCTCGTCACCGTCCGCCAACTTGAGTTGATTTGCAACAACCCCGAATCAAAGGAGCCGTTCTTGTTGAGCGCCCACACCATGTTTCCGTTCGCATCCCACTTGGCGTTGACCGCTTTCCTGCGACATCGGCTTTCGCGGTAGGCGATGTAGGAGAAAGTCTCTACGGGGACGAGTCCGTAGGAGGCGAACAGTTCCTCGTATTGGGGGCACCGCCATCCGCTGGTATCGCGTCGGATGGCAACGACCGTGGTGGTGGTCGTGGTGGTCGTGGTGGTCGTGGTGGTCCGAATCGGTAGCGTAGAGGGCACCGAGACGGTAGTGCTCGTGGCGGCGGCAGGGGCGGACACCTTGGGGGGCAAAACAACCCAGTTGGCGACCATCCCGACCGCCACCCCGACCGCGACCACGCCGATGAAACGGCGTAACGACATCACCGCTTCTTCCCCACAG